CAGTAGTCTGTCCAGCCGTTGCACTCGCTACTGTTGAGACGTTAGCCATAGCGAATAAGCGGAATGCATCCGAGCATGTAATATCGACATAACCTAATTCCTGACCTACTGGATAGGTGTATTTATAGTCTGTGACATAACCTGAAAATAAGAATGACTGAGTGGTAGGTGTAGTAGCCGCTACGCGGATCTTACGGAGTGGAGTGAGATAGCCAAAGTATGGGCTGGCTGGATTCTGAGGATTAAAGTCACCATTTTGATCGATCACTCGGACTGTGCAGTTACCTGCCTCATAAGTATCGCGCATGATATTCCGACCGCGACTGATTGTGATCTGGCGAGTCTGTGAGCTGAGATCGATGACGGGCTCTGGGACTTCACTTGACGCGAATTGAGATACGCCTATCACGCCATTGATCGGATCGCCGATAGTAAAAGGGAACCCGAAGGTAGCCCCTTGGCTAAAGTCGAACGATACCGAGATCGTAGCAGGTAAGGTCATTCCGCTATTAATCCTGCAAATCGTCCTACGCGATTAACTGAATTAAATGATCCAGAGAGTGAAGAATTGACGGATGAGTTACGAACTGCGCTGCCTACTACATCGCCGTCAAGATTGACTACTACTGTGATGTCAGGCTGTTTTTGTCCGCTAACGCCTGCAAGGAATCCAGCATCAGGCATGAAAGGATTTACATACGAAGGTACTGTGAAGTTAGGTACTGGAGTTCCCAAAACATTACCGCCGAAATCTACTTTCGGAGGAACCCAGTCAGCGTAAGGGTTAGGCGCTTTAGGTGTAGCAAGTAGCAATGCGGCTAGTTCATTCTGTCGCTTAACTGCCTCGCTTAATTGTCCAGATAGTTTAAGCGCTGCCGCTTCATTCTTATCTAGCAAGGCTAATTGAAGATTAAGTGATAGTCGATCGGTCTCGCTCACCTTGCCACGCAGGGCAGCGGTTATCCCAATACGATCAAGATCGATAGTTTTAGCGGCTTTAGCCAGAGCAATAGATTTCTTCTCTGTGTCTAATTGTTTTTTCTTCATATTGGCTAAATCTTTAGCACGTCTAGCCGCATCGGCTTCTGCCTTTTTGCGAGCTGCGATATTAGGATCTACATAACCAAGCCGACCAGTATGCTCTGAGGCTCTACCTTCAAGCGGTCTTGCCGCTGCACCGGCTTTAGAAAATTGATCTAGGATTCTTATTAAAGGTGAATAGGTCTTTAAGAAACCCTGTCCATCTATGCCGCCTAAAATTCCTCCACCGGGCATAGATTTTAACTGATCGATCATGATGCCCATGCCGTAGATAGCATCTCCGAGCCAGACTCCAAATTCTTGCATGGAATCTGCTAGAGGTTGAATACTGTTACCGCCGCCTGAAATTAAAACTAAAGCATCGACTAAACCTTTACCAATACTTTCCTGAGCTTCATTGGCGGCGTTAGATAGAATTCCCATTTTGCCAGCGTAGGTCTCAAGATAGGCGGCGTTAGCACCCTTAAATTGACTCGTAAGTTTTTCCTGTACTTTGGAGAAACTCATCGCCTCAAGTTCTGCCCGTGTTAGACCGAGTGAGTATTTACGAAGTCCGCGAGTCTGACCTACATAAGCCAGGCTTAAATCTGAAACTACTGTCTCATAATCGATGCCTGATCCACGAGAGATATCTAAGGCCTGTGTCAGTAATTCTTGAGATTTAGTGAGTGAGCCTGTTGTCTGCAATAGTTTCTGCATCGATGGACGAAGCTGATCATCTGCAACGCCTGAGATGTTTGCTAAACCGTTTATAAATTGCTCAATGCGTGGAGTCTCAAAGGCGAGGCCTACGTTTTTAACCGCTATGGCTAACTGTGAGGCGGCCTTCTCATCTTCAATAAATGCTTTGGCGGCGGCTTTACCGAATTGTGTTATCTTCTGAACGCTAAACGCTGCAAGAAGTGTCGCGCCTAATCTCTTAACGCCTTTACTTAATTTACCCGTAGCGGTTTCAGCCTGATCAAAGGCCTTCTTACCCTTGAACTCACCGATAATCGGTATGCGTAGCTCAGCCATTAGATACCTTTCGCGTTAAACTTAGCGGCGGCCTTTTCGAGCGCCTTGATGACTCCAGCCTTAGCCTTACCTTCATCTTCTTTGTAAGCCTTGAACATGGCTCGGCCTGACATCTTTCCTGTTCCTGCTAATTGACCAGATAAGCGTGGGGTAAAATTTCCATTAATCCCGGACTTGCGACCAGCGGTTTCAAAGATAGCACCGCCAGCGGTCTTATTGTGGATCGATACTGTCTGCACCCAACCTTGACGATTAGGCTTAGTCGGTGTCAGTTTATAGCCCACGCCTCGACGAGCTAGTGAAGCATCATACTTAGGGAACTGACCATCCTCGCTAGTGCCCACGAAGCCCGAAGGCATGTCACCATTAGACGGCATGAAGCCCCTAGCCTTCTTAACGAGAGGCTTTAGGAATCCCACCATCTCGTCGCGTGTTGCTTTGTCCAGATCAGGATCGAATTGCCTCAGAGCCTTACGAAGCGCACTAGCGCCTTTTAGCTCTGTAGGCATCGTTCTGCTCCTTTGCTCTATCCTTCAACGCTTTCAGAATCATCTGGAGCATTGTCGGATCTAAATCGATTAAAGATTGTGGAGGGATAGCCGTCTCAATGCTCAAGCGAGCGATGAGATAGTGGATGCTATCCCTGCCTAAGCCAAAGGGTCAGACTCAGCAACCTCGACACTTTTTATAGTATCAAGAAAGTCTGGGCCGAATGGCTTGACTGTGACTCCACTTAGTCGAAGGCCTTCATGGAATATTGCATAGACATGTTCTTGCTTTTCATCTTCACGAAACGCACGATGAAACCCTTTTTTAGCATACAGTTCAAACCAGACTTCCAATCGAGGTGTGATCTCAACATTGTGTACTGATCCGTCTGCCATTGTGCCTATCAATTTTGCCATGCTTTGCCCCTTTGTTTAGTTAGTTTAGAATGTGCCTGTTGTGGCTACTACTGTAGTACCTGATACGTTAAATGTCAGGCTTTGCATACCGATGTCACCGACTGCGCCGTTGATATCAGTGGTTGAGTTGATTAAACAAGTCATAGTATAGAGTGGGTTAGTCGCGCTCACGGCGGTTCCCTTTTCCTGTAGTAGTACTACTGTGACGTTGGTTCCCCACGCAGCTTGCAATGTCGCTAGTACGTTAGCGGTCGCTGTGTCATTGAGGAAATCGATTGTAACTGAAGAAGCCTCTAGGCCTTTGACGAACTTGTGTCCACCATCGCCCATTGCTGTTACTTCGAGTTCATCGAAAGTGCGGTTAAGTGTTACAGATGTAACGTGATCAGAAAGATCGACAGAATTGATCTTCACGCCGACCTTGTTATTTAGAAATACAGCCATGAGATTATTCCTCGTCTTTCTTGGTAGGTGCTGGCTTAGGTGTTGATGGTGCTACCTGCCCGATCTTGATCAGGAAGGCTTCTTGCTCTTTTTCCCACTCGGACATTTTAGCTCCAACTCGTTAGGACTGAGATATTGATATTACATGTAAGTAGATCACCAGAGACGGCACTGAGTACGGCTGGAGCCGATACCTCTGTGACGTTGTAGGTGTATGAGGATGTAGCGAGTTTATTGAAGACTCGCACAATATTATCCTCGATCCCGTTTAGGTTGCCTTCGTTATCCAACAATGGAACCATGACGGAAATAGTAAAGTTCGCCATAGGCGAGATAGTGGCATGCCATCCGTTAGACGGCGTAATGTAAGGATCGGCTGGTGAGATGATCACGCTGTTGGCGATGGGTGTTGCAGGTGGGAATGCGAATACTGAATACTTAGTATTGTCGACTAGAGCTGCTGCGATACCTGCGCGGAGTGTTGAAATGGCGGCCATTAGCCCACCATCGATCTCGGATCGAGATAAGGTGCTAGCAATCCACGAACACGCGCTAGAAGGGTATTGCCCATGCGATAAGGTGAAGGCTGATACCCATCGATAGTCACTCCGCCGCTTGATGGCGCTTGACGGCTCTGCCAGATATCAATCGATACCATGAGCGAGGCTTCTTGAATAGCCTTAACATCTGCCGGATCTAAATAGGTTGATGCCTTGATCGTCGCGTAAGGATTGAAAGGATGGTAAGGCGTATCTGAGACATGGTTAGTAGTAACTGTGATCTCGTGAGTATCCACGGATGTAATTGTCTTATTGCCGTTAAAGTGTGCGCCAGCGCCAGTGACGTTGATAGTCTGGCCGACGTAATAAATGTCCTTGACATTGATGTCAAAGTAAAGTGTGCCTACTGTGCCAGTGTTCTTATGAGCAATAGAAAATTCCGTATTACTCCATACGAAAGGAAGTAGGACATCATCTGCAGCGTCGCAGACAGATTGAAGGGTCGCGTCTGCATAGAGTGTTCCCACTCCGAGCGCGGCTCTTAATTCTGCAACTGTTGTCAGACTCATCCTGTGATCCTTTCTAAAGACTCGGAGGGTAGAAGGGCACTACCCTCCGAGCGACTTAGGTGGCTTACGCCTTGTTATTCTGGAATGCGCCTGCTGCAACCTTGGTTGCAATCGCGCCGTATCCGTAGTAACCAATCGTTACCTGACCTGCAGCTGTTGATTCAGCGCGGAGGCGGTAGGTTGGTGACTCGTACCATGTGTAAGCATCTGGGTTAACGATGAGGATTGTTCCATCTCCATCGCCAGCGTTTGTAGGATCGACGTAGAGGTTAAGACCTGCAACGTTACCTGTGAGTGATGTAGGTGCTACAACTCCGCCTGCGTTCATTGGCTGTGACGCTGTGTAGATTGGGCGGCCTGCATCGTTAAGTGACATGATGTTTGACCATTGTCCTGTAGATACAACCATGTTGCGAGCGAATGGGTTAGCAAGTCCTGCTGTTGCGCCATAGACAGAAGCTGATCCGCGAGCGACGATTCCTAGGAGTTCGGCTGCTGTTGGGTATGTTGCTACTGTTGTCGCATCAACTGTTGCACCTGCGATAAGTGCTGCGTTGACTGCTGCGTTGGTTGTCTTTGCATAAGCGGCTGCCATGTTGCGAACGAGTTCATCAAAGAATGCTGGAGATGTACGATCTAGCAATTCGACTGAGAATACTTGCTGGCCAGCATACTTCTGCACTGTTACTGAAAGGAATGCTGA